ATACGCGGAGTGATTCCCCATTCTTTCGCAAGATCGAAAGTCTCACTCGTCAACCACGGCCCTTTAAATAGCTCTCCGAACGCCTGCTGATTCTCTGACAACATTTGAGAATACATCGAGCGGAGATTGTCCATAACCGTCTGCTTGGCATTCTTGGTAGCAATATCAAGTTGCTCATTCCAGTTCTGCATTGCCTCTTGCGACTGTTTTACTTCATCGTTGCCGGAATTCATTTTATCATACAGCTTCGTAAGTTCATCCTTGTACTTCTGCGCCGCAGTTCCCGCCTTCGTGGTAGCATCGGTGTTCTTCTGTGTATTGGCGTGCAGCGGAGTATTGAGACGATTGCGTTCTAGTCTATCAAGGGTCTTGTTGCGCTGTTCCATCTTCCTGAAGTCTTCCCTATTCAATACACCTTCAAGCTCTAATTTCCCCTCTAGAGCCGCTTCCAAGTTTAGAGCATCAAGATAATCTAGAACTCCCGATTCAAATTGTTGCGCTAGGTACTCTCCGTAGCGACGCATCTCCGGCCACTTATCTTTCGTGTCCCTACGTACCTGGTCAGCAAGTTTCTGAGCCGTATTGTCCTTTTGGAGCAGCGTCAAGATAAATGGCACAGTGATAGCACCGATAACCGCACCAGGGGGGCCACCGATTGAAAAGCCCAAAGCGGCACCTGCTCCCGATGCTGCCAGGAGATTCCACAAACCCATTTCGCCACCGCGTAGCAGCTTAATAGTAATGGTGATAATTGTAATCAATGCTAGGGCACGAGCAAGAGACAATACCTTAGTAAGCATACCAGCGGCAGTCATACTACCTAGTGAGAATAGCCTAAGAGCGGCAACCATCGAGAAGATTGATCCAACAACGGATGCAAGGATGCCGCCCGCAAGTAGGAATACTGACCCTAGGACAGACCATCGAATGATAGCTTCCTTAGTCTCAGCATTGAGAGAATTCCACCACTTCAGGAATCTCTGTATATGCACACCGATCTGCTGAAACACAGGGATAGCATCTGTGCCAATGGTGATAACCAATGCGCGTAGACGGTTGACGAAGATATCCCATTGCACACCGACGGATTTCAATTGTGCTTCAAGCGTCTTACCGAATTCCCCTGTGTTGCGTTCGATCTGGCCCTGGCGTTGTAGGTACTCATCGAAGTGGGTCATGATTTCACTAAGGGCACGACGACCCTCAGCGGTGAAGATTTGACCTCTGCCCCCACCACGACCAACCGCGCTAATCTCACGGAAGAATTCCGCCGCACTCTTCTGTCCAGTACGCAACTGCGGGAACCGTTCGGCGATTTCGCCTAGCAGAGTATCCAGAGGCTTCAATGCGCCGGAAGCTGTCTTGCCCTCAATTCCGAATTGTCGTAGACCTTTGAGGATATCAGGATGGCGTAGAGCCTCAATCAGACGAGAGATACCAGTAGCCACCATACGTTGAGAAGGCATGACCTGAGTAAGAAAGGCCATAGCGCCACCAACGTCCTCTAGTTGCATTCCTGCATCGGCAGCAGCAGGAGCGATCTTGTTCATCATGATGTTGAAGTCGCTCAACCGCATACGACCGAAACGTACAATATCGAACATCGTGTCGAATTGTTCAGTCGTATTCTGTAGCTGTGGATCGAAGTTGTTGAGGACCGTGATCATGGCGCTCGTTGCCTCTTCAAGATCCACGTTACCCGCGACGGCAATCTTGTTGGCATCCTTGAGCAAGCCTAGACCCGCAGCAACGTCCATGACTCCCTTACGTTCTAGGTTCATGGAAGAGAACACTTCGTAAGAAGCGTCGGCCATCTGGAAAGCGTCGGCCGGATACTCTTGCATAAGATCAAGGACGCCTGCAATTTCGCGTCCGTTCTTATTGAAGCCGCTAGTTAGCTGATCAGTACGTAACGCAACCTGTGCCATAGGTGCATCAATATCACGGGCCTGGGTTGCGGCCGCAGTTATCTCTTTATTGAATTGTGCAGCTTGCCGCGCACTCAAAGCAAATGCACCAGTAGTTACAGCCCCGAATAACTGAGCGGTACGTCCTACACCTGATAGCGCATTTCCGAAATCATGCATACGCTCGATAGGCATGATCCGAGATAAGTTGTTTAGATCACCCCGTAAGGCATTCACCCTACCACGAGTGATACCTAACTTCTCATTAAGATCGGCTGGACTAGCAGCCAGTCTACGATACCTAGAAGGTAGCCGATCGATTTCATCGGCGTTCGCGCGCCACGACCGATTGGTACGTAGTATTGTCTCATCTAGCCTCTGTAACTCGGCTCGTGCTGTCCTTTGTGCCTGTGTCAGCGGCTGGAATCGACCACCTGCCCCCTGTGTCATAGCAGCTTGCTGAGCCAGCCCTACACGAGACTGCTCTAGACGATTCGTCTGTCTTAGTAGATCGTTGCCGCGTTGCAGAGTATTGAGACGCCTGAGTTCCTGGCGTGAACCCGCAAGTCTATCCATAGTACGCGCGTTGGCAATCTGCATGCGCGACATGGTGCCGTACTCCGCACCTACCCTTCTAAGGGTACGCGAAGCGAAGTCCTGCGCACGGATAATGACCATCATTTCGCCTACACGGAGAGGCACTAGTTGTTAATCCTCTCTCGCGTAGGCGAATGACGGCGACGGTTTTTGGAAACAGCCGCGTTACGTTTACGCTCCAACTCGTCGTATTGAGCGTACACGTCTAGAATCTTCTCTAGGCGACGTATCTCATGCGCGGGCTGATCCAAGACGCCTCCTGCTCTCGGTAAAACATGCAACTGCTTACAGATTGAACCGTACCGCAACCACCAGATTGCTTCCTTGATTATTGCTGGTGGGTATATCTGGTCGATTAGTTCGCTTCGGCCGGTTCCTCGGTCTGTAAGGAGGGCGAAGGCACATTCGCCAAAGGGTCTAGATCCTCATTATCTTCCTGATTCAGTTCATCGATGTATCGACCAATCTCGGCACCGATCTTCGGATCGAGCTTCCACGTATGCATGGGCCGAGTAAAGTCGATAGGCTGAGACTCAGCATCATCGATAAACAGATTGTGATCCGTGATACAATTACGGAAGTCAAACTCGGTAACCGCAACATTCATGATTTCGAAGTAACCGCGAACAACTGCTTCATCGTCACGCTTGACTCTACCACTCTTGACCGTCTTGACCTTTTCTTCCTGATACATACGCGCAGCAACATCTTGACGCTGCTGCATCTCATGGAAACTCAGAGTGCGGAGCTTAACGTATCCGCCGGGTAGAGTCCTAAGTTCGCGATGATGTTCCTGCGGATCAACTGTCGCCTTTGGCATTATTTCTTTCCTCTCCTGTTTGCATTGATCGCACGGCCTTGCTTATCAGCTTTAGCCTTCGCACCTTTGCCTCGGTACGTCTTACCTTTGTTACCGTACTTGTAGCCACCACCTTTCGTTCTACGAGTTGGCATATACCCTGACCTTTCTACGTAATGGAAACTGCGCTCTTAACGTCGATCTGATAGGCGCTTCCGGCAGCAATACCAACACAGCGGCCGGTAAAGCCTGCCATGATTAGATCACCCATACCTTCAAGACCGATATCGTATGCATCGTAGGATACACGGTTGCCTTGCAATCGAACTGCGCTGGTTGCAGCCGCGAAGGTTGCACCACCATTGGTCGATTCCAGCTTGATAGCTCTCTGTGTGTTGGCGACCATGTTGTCGTAATCGGTTCTAGTGAGGAAGTCGAGTTCGGACTCAATCTCAGCTTCCGTGATACCGAAGCTGACGTAGCTTGCCGACCTCTGCGCATGAATACGATTCTGTGCTTCCGCATTGAAGTTGGAACGGAAGGTGAACCCGTTGAAGCCTGTATCGACTGCACCGAACGTAGGTGCCGCCGCTGCCGCTGCAAGATACACACGATGCGCGTCTGCACCGTATAGCTCAGGAGCAATCCACGATTCGGCCGGATTGGACTGAACGGCCTCAGAGATACCGATGACATTGAGAGTAGCCTTAAGAACGCCATCCTCGATCATAAACTCGTATCCGCCAACCGTGCAACCCGTATAACCGAACACAACCTCGTTACGCACGATGGTGATAGACAGCGTTCTAGGTGTGGTTGGACCCGCACCCGTGCTAGCAGAACCCGCGCTAGACGGAGTGAACGTATATTCAAACGGGCCTGCACCCGTCTTAGCGATGGTATGACGAGATGCATACAGCCAATGGACGATGTTGTTAGGATCAACCTCTAGCTGGATATCACCCTCGGCATGGAAGTACCCTGACTTTACATCGCTAACGATGGTCTGCTGACGAATCTGCTCAGAGTAATACTTGTCCTCCGTGTAACGAAGACTCTCATTCAGAATAGGCACGAACACCGTAGGTGCAACATACGTGCCCATAACAGTTTCGAAGGCGAGTCCAACTGACCCGCCGCCGCCAAGTCCGGCTGGCACTACGACTCACCCCCTGTCATTGCTTCAACCTCTTTCTTGGATAGTTCACTCGTCCCGCTAACCTTCAAGTTAGGATTCCCACTAAGAGCATCCTTGGCGAAAGTACCGTGGAATGCGACAAGCCGCTGTTCCTCTACTTCCGTGAGTGTCTTAGTGCTTCCATTCTTGATCGCTACCCCGCCAAGATCGAACTCCGTATCAGCGGGGAAATCAGGGTGTTTCATCTCGATCTTGTATGCCATTATTCCTCCTTACTATGAGTCTTCATAGCGGACTCGATTTTCGCCTTGCCAGGTGAGTCTAGTAGTGACAATTGCTGTGGGATCGCCGCCGATAACTCGGGCAGTAAT